CCGACGAGGCGAACCGGGCTTACATCGACTTTGAAGCGGGAGGTAAGTCGTGAGTTCCTCCGGCAAGAACACCCTTGGGTACGGCAAGACCAAGGAAGCAATCCACGAAGCCTACGCAAAAGGGATGACTCTCCTGGAGGCAGCTAAACACTACGGGCTTACCTATGCCTCCGCTTATGGTGGCGCTAAACGATCTGGACTTGTCTTCAAGCGACATAACAACCGTGCCTTATATGGACACACCAAACTGATGGTCATCTATGAGTCCCAGTCTGGGTTAACGATGGCTCAGATTGCAAGGAAGCACGGATTGAATTACAACTCAGTACGATCAATAAACAAAAACTGCCAACTTAACATCCCCTATACCCGAAAAACAAATGAGTGAACAATACGACATCGTCGCTATGGGCGACAACCACGGTGACCTTGCTTGCGAGGATACGCTCGATGCCATTATGGAGTTCGTCTCCACCGTGAAGCCCAAGTACCGGGTTCACCTAGGGGACAACTGGGACTTCCGATGGGCAAGGCGCGGTGTAGACAAGTCATCCTCTGAAGCCAAGCAGGGTCTTGAGGACGATCTCCAAGCGGGTATCAATTGGATTAAGCGGTACAAGCCTACCCATTTCCTATTCGGAAACCACGACGACAGAATCCGGCAAATCATCCACAGCACGGACTCTATCAAGGACAAGGACGATATGCAGAAACTCCAAGACCTTATGATGCGGACGCTTCGTGATGTCGGCTGCAAGGTCATCAAGCCTTATAACGTGAAGAAGGGTCGTGTGCGTATCGGCCCAATCACCTTCATCCACGGCTTCTCCCACGGACAGAACGCCTTACTCAAGGACGCTCGCATCTTCGGTGTGCCTGGAGGTGGCTTCTGTATGGGTCACTTACATCGGCTTGAGCAGTTGAACATCGAAGCCTTTGATGGCGGTGCAGCTTGGCTCTGTGGCTGGGCAGGACGACAGGAGGACACTGACTATGCGTTCCGTATGCCGGGCAGCCTACGCTGGCAGAACGGGTTTATGTACTTCAAGGTCGATGGAGATAACTACATCGGCAAGCAAGCCCACCGCTTCGGTGACGGCTGGTACTTCCCCAACAAAGAACTCCACAAATGAGCGAACCAGACGAATTAGAAGAACGCGCCAAGTCCCTAGGTATGAACCTAGGCAGGCTTCGTGAGGTACTCAAGGCCGGCTTCTCTGAGCCTTCCTATGACTTGATGCCACGCACAAGTTCACGGGATAATCCTAACCGCAACCTGTGTAACCCTAAAGGCACTGGCATCTGGTATGTCAAGTACACCCACAACGGTGTTCGGATTAACAAGAAACTATGTTCCGATCTGGAACAGGCGCGTAAGATGCGGGATGAGTTCTTCGCTGAAATCAACTACTACAAGAATGATTCACGAGTTTAACAAGCCCATCCCTGTGAAGACCCCGCTTGGCTATGGGTATCTCCTGTATGTCCAAGCAGCTGGGCTGTACTGCAATGACATCTTTGCCGTAGTCCTGGAGAAGGACGGTATGATTCGTCATATGCTTACCAACCAGTTTGCCATCATCAAGAACGACACCTTCGACATCCAGAACGATGAGTGATATCTCCAAGTGTGACGGCTTCATCAAGGACGTGATGTGTCCAAACAAGGACAACTGCCTACGGTACACAGCCCCGGCAGACGATCTATTGCAATCGTGGCTCAAGCCAGACCTCAAAGACAACGGACAGTGTCGCTCATTCCTCAAAGACTATGGCAAAGACACGAAGCGTAATTGAGGCTCTGCGGGAGTACGTTAACCGTAACTCTGGCGAGGAGGATGTTCCTGCCGGGTTCTACAGTAGGGATGAATGTATGAAGATGATGAAGTGCAGTAAGAAGCAATTCACCACATTGGCGCGTAAGATGGTTAAGGAGGGCATATGCAAGGTTCGTATTTTGAAACGCTACAAGACGAGGTGTATCTACAACATTCCGTATTACTCCTTCGACCCTATCGCCAGGAAGCATCTTGGTCTGAAATAGCGACCATTCCTGCTGGTGGGCTACAGGGTGGTCTATCTTGAGGAGCGTCCTTATATGAGCCACGCACAACATCAACACCCACCCGCCCGTTCAAGATGACATACAGTGTGTCATCTTTTTTTGTCCGTCAAGATATGTCGGAGGCAACTTAGTTCACGCTTTCTTCACAACACGGAAGAGCAACCCGGTAGCCATAATCAACGAGGACACCGCCATAGCATAGGCGACCTCAATGCAGACACGCAGGGCAAAGGTGGCGTTGTTCAGATCGTTCTCAAGGGTAGCGTCGTCGGACTTAAAGGACTTGCCACCATCGACGATAATCAACGCCATCGTCTTGGATGACCCCAGGCTATCCAATGTCATCTGGATGATGTAGGCAGAGTACAAGGCACAAACACACGAAAGGAATAGAATGATTCCGACTGACCAGACCAGATTGCGGTCAGCGTTTACGCTTTGCTCGCTTGGTTTTTCCATTGGATTTAACTTTGGTTACGTCGTCAACTTCCTTGTTAATCCTGTTTTTGAGCCACTTGATTGCACCTTCCATAATCTCATTGGCAGCAGCTCCGGCAAGACCGATACAGGCAAAACGCATCACCAAAGATGTCACGTGTTCTTGCAGTGCAAATCCTGCGAAGATTCCGATAAGGGAAGCAGCGATTAGCCTCCGCACGATCCAGCCAAAGGTCAAAGGCTCTGTACTGAGGAGCATACGTGCAACCATCCCGCCAGCACCTAGGACGCTTGCAATAAGCGAGTCCTTGACGATGGCTTGATAGTCTTCTGGGTTAGTCGGGGCTGGAGGGGGAGGAGGACTCATTTACTTTGTCACGGGCTTTGTCCCAGAGAACCCACAGACCGAAGGACAAGGCGATGCCGATGGCTGTGAGGACGATGGGTAGGAAGTAGGCAGAACCTTGGATGACCGGGATAGACCCAGCCACGGTAGAAAGGAAGATAAGGGTAGCGCCAGTCTTCCAGGACAGGAAGGCACAGACCACAGCCCCAAGTACGAACATCCCCCCGGCAAGCATCGTCCAGAAGTTGCGGTCAGCGTCGGTCTTGACCTTCTCAACCTCTTTGGCAAGCTGCTCGTTGCGTAGATTGAGAGCCTTAATCTCCGCAAGATTGCGTAGATTGTCAGACTCCATCTTTTCCCACATCTTGTTTACTTCTGCCTGTAGACCCTTGGCGTAAGCAATTTGGGTCTTGTAAGCCTCTGGATCGCCCCTGGAAGCCCGTTCACGGGCGAAGGCGATATCAGCCTCAGACGGGGCAGGAAGATAGGCTAGAGCCACCTTACCTTCAGCCTTTACCACCTCTGGCTGGTCAGCCCGTTCCACCGCCACGGTAACGGCAGCCGCCGCCCGTGCTTCCGTGGTATCAATCTTGTCACCCAGTTTACTAACATTGGCTGGATCGGTAGCCGATGCCGGGGGCTTCTCCGTGGTCACACAGGAAGCCAGGAACACAATGCAGAACAGGTACTTCATTTGTTACGGTAGCGGTTGGCTGTCTCGGACTCGGCTTGGCGCTGGATGGTCGTCTTCTGGTTCTGGAGGTAGGTGTTCGGGGTCATCTGACGCAACACTTCGCCTTGCAGCTTCTCAGCCTCTTCCTTGGTCTTCGGGGCTTTGGATGTCGTCTGACCACGGAGACGCTGTTCCTGGACGAGCATATTGTTGTACATAGCCACGGCATTCTCGGTACGGTACAGTTCCTGTCCGTTCACGCCATACAGTCGATAGACATACTTTGGCTTACCATAGTTGTCCAAGCCTTGGTAGACAGCGTGGAGTTGGTTGCCCAGTTCCGTCTTCCAGACATCGTTAATGGCTCGCATCACTTCCTGTCCGGCCCTCATCTCACGGTTGAGGTACTTGTTGAGTTCCGGGGCGGCTGCACGGGCTTCTTGAGAACCAAGAGCCAAGGACACACGGGCGCTACCTTCAGCCTTGGCTACAAGCGGGCCGGCTTGCTGTTGGGCAGAAAGCGTCTGGGTTACGATGGGCTTCCTGTCCAAGATGCGACGGACGACCAAGCGGTTCTCGCCAGACACAGGTAGACCAGCAGGGTCAACCCGTAGGCTGGATCGCAGGATGTTGCCGATGTCGAGTTCCGGGGCATTGGAACGCAGTGCGGCTGCAAGGGCATCGGAGTCTTCTTGGGTTTCCCTCGTCGCTCGCTCTGCTTGATTTCTGGCTTGTTCAGCCGAACGAGCCTCGATGTCACGACGAAGTTGTTCAGCACGCAACTTGGCATCGTTGTCACGCTTTTCCTGTTCCTGCCGGAGTTTCTCGGCGGCTGCGTCAGCACGTGCCTTTTCAGCATCAAGACGCTTACGTTCGGCTTCGATCTTCTTCTTCTCCGCTTCGATGCGACGCTGTTCGGCAGCTTGATTCTGCTTGTCGATGCGAGCCTGGTTCTTGGCATCCTGCTCAACCAACTTCTGGAAGTCGGCTTCGTACTTCGCCTTCTCCTTATCGATACGAGCCTGTTCCTTTGCCACTTCAGCAGCAGCTCTTGCGTCAGCCTCTGCTTGAATCTTTGCCATCTTCAACCACTCAGCCTGTTGAGCCTGTGTTTCCTTGAGCAATGCGGCTTCAGCCTTGGTACGCTCATTCTCGATCTTCTTGCGGGCTGCTTCTTCGGTCTTGTTCTTCAGTGCAATCTCACGGGCTTCACGGGCTGCTTCGTCCTTGATTACCTTCTCAGCATACTTACGGGCATCAGCCATATTCTGAGCATCAATAACAGCAGCCTGTGCTGCCTTCTTTGCTTCATCAATGGTTCGTGCGTTGTTAGGGATGTTTTCTCCTTCTACATAGATATCATACGAGCGTCCATTGAACTCGTGAATATATGTATTTGGGATGTTGGGGTGTGTGTATGTAGCAGTAAGGTTTGCGCTAGGGTTAACCTTTTGGAACTTGGTGCGAAGGTCGGCAATGACTTCATTGCTACGCAGTTGCCAAGCACCTGGAGACATATTGAACTGACCATAGATGGTCACTGTCTGGGAAATCTGGCTTGTAGTCCCGGTCTGCGATAACTCGCCCATCGAAGACACGGACAGGTTCTCATACGGGAACGCAAGACCACGGATTGCTTGGTTGGTGAAGGTGGTTGGGTTGACCACGACACGACCATTGCGAACTGTCATCCCGTGGGCTGCACGAAGAACCGTCAGACGAGCCTCACCCCTCGCACGATCTCCACGACCAAGGCTGATAGCGGAAGGTTCGATGATGGCGCTTGCCGGGGCTTGCAACGCAGATGGCGAAATCGGCTCACCACTGTTGTATCGCTGCATCCACTCGTTAGCCAGCGTGTAGAACTCAACATCATCACTGAACAAGTCACGGATTGTTGTCGGGTTGAGTTCGCGCCCATTGACATCCTTGAGGTAGGTGAAGCCACCATCGGCATCGTACACACGCACACCTTCGGAGAAGATGATGTTCTTGTTGTCGTGGAATGCCGTGACGTTGAATACCTTTGTGGTGAGGTTGTTTCTGGGGGTATACAGACCCTTCTTCGTGGGAGACAGTTTCTCAAACTCGCTCTCAGAGATGACCTTGTTAGGCTCGGTGTTATGCCAGTACTGGACTTGTGTTTCAAAGTACAGAGGTACGAACACACGGTCAGAAACATACTGGAATCCGTCCTTCATATAGTAACGACCTTCGCTATGCGTGTCCTTGCCGTGGGAGAACAAGTTCACATAGCGACCAGTGATGATAGGACGCTCGCCACCCTGCGCCATAATCTGAGCCATCATCACCATATTATTTCGGATGGTGTCTGGAAGACCTTGCGAGTTGGCTAATGCGTTGATTTCAGCTGCCGTCGGTTTACCCCAGATTGCCGTCTTGATGCCACCCCTTGGGCCGGCTTTGTCATTCGTGAATGTAAGACCACGCTGGGATTCCGGCACATTGGTAAGTGTGTCCAGGACGACCTGTGCGTGACCACCAACGACCACGCCAACGGGAGGAAGCGTGGATGGATTGACTACAGGCGAAGGAACAGGGGTTACAGGGGCTGATGGGACTGGCTGGATCGGAACTGCCGTAGGGGTAGGAGCAGGGGCAGTAGGAGTAGGTGCAGTTGGCTGGGTAGGAGCAGGAGGGGGCGGTGCGATTGGAGTCCCTGCCGGAGTCTGCGTTGCTGGCTTCGGAGTAGGCGTGACAGGAGTCGGCGCAGGAGCAGTGGGTGCTGGCGTTCCAGGAGGAGGCGGGTAAACACCGGGAACAACGGGTTGACCGTTGTAGATATCAATCGTTGTCGTCCCAGGAGTAGGCTGACCAGCCGTAGGAGCAGCCGTAGGAGCAGGGGTAGGAGCAGGGGCTGGGGCTTGTGCAGTCGGCTTGCCTTGAGGCTTGGGCGGGTCGATGCCTTGAATCGGAGTGCCAGTGGCTTGGTCAGTGAACCAAGTAAGACCAGCGGAGTTCAGCAACTCAGCCTGTTGGGAATGGTTCATCTCAGAGAAGTTTAGTTCTGTGAGACGAGGAGAACCCTTACCGCCAGTCATCCGATAGACGGCATCATACAGGCTATTGACCACAGGGTCACGGACGATTTCCCCACGGTTATTGAGGAAGAAACCACGGACAGTACCATCGGACTGCTTGATGAAACGCATCCCGGACTCACGCAGGGACTGAACCATCGAAGCCGTATACTGGCGAGGGAAGATGCCGATCTGTGGATCGAACATCGAAGCGAACTGCAAGCGGACGTTATCCGTGCTGAGTACGTCGTACAGGCTACGCTCACCCACCATAATGCGACGCAGGGTATCGAACGCGCCAGAGCCACGGACATTGGTTAGGTTCTTGTTCTGACCTACACCGCCATAGCCGATGGGCTTCGTGGAGTCGATTGTAGCCATCCACCAAGCCATAGCCTCACGGGTGAAGCGTTCGATTGGCTGGCTTACGCCTGTGGATTCGTACTGCTTCTGGGCGGCTGCAAGTTCATCACGGAAGCGTTTGCCGGCCTCAAGTGTAAGGCTGGCTGCATAGGCATCGAAGAATGCGGTACGAGCAGCCGGAGAGATGCGACCACCTTCGGATGCCGTATTCCACAGAACCTTGTTGAGTTGAGGGATGACGGACTTGACGGCATCGTGGTGAAGCAATGCTTCCCAGGCTTCGTGGTTTACGGTGAATGCGTCAGCCTTGCTGATGTCGAAGTATACGCTACGAGACTGTGGGCCGGACTCGATGTACATACCTTCACGAACCATCGTCAACTGATTGCCAGCTGCGTTTGTGCGGGTCTCTTTCGCCCTTGCGGAAGGTGATGGGAGCATCGACATTCCGGGAAGCCTCCGACAATTCGGCGCGGAGTTGATTGCCTTCTGCGGAGTAGACCTGGAGTTTGACGTTCTCGTTGTTGAGATCGTTCTTGAGACGCTCAAGGACTAACGATGTCTGCTTGCCAGCGGCCTTTAGGTTAGCCTCTTCGACGGAGATTTGACCGCTGATACGCTGGATAAGACCGACGGATGCCTTGGCTCGACGCTCGGATTCGTTGACCTTACTCTGAAGGTCATCACGCTTTGCGATGTTCTGATTCTTGGATTCGATTTCCTTGACGCTCTTCTCTGCGTGGATTGCGGCCTCGGTGGGAGTCATTCCCATTGCGATGGCTTCATCACGAATACGGGCGACCTCCTTGGGGTCTGCATTCACCATATAGTTGGCGATCTGCATCTCCTCTGGGGTGACGGCAAAGACACGACCACCCGTAGCATCATAGGCACGACGGAAGGAATCAGCACGACGCAAGTACTCGGCAAAGTCCTTAGAGCCATTGAGCCATTCACGCACCTTGGCTGCCTGTTCTGGCTGGATGCTTTCAAGGATGCCAAGCGATTCGGCAATGACTTCCTTGCCACGGATAGCCTCGTTGCCCTTCTGCGTGAAACGGTTGGCTGTCTGGGTGACTCGGTTGAGTCCAGACATAGAGATGGACGCAGCAGCTCCGATACCGAAGCCAGTTCCTGCGGCTGCCTGGTCATTAGCCCAAGCCATAGTCATACCGACTGTGCCACCTTGGATTACGTCATCAATGGCTACGTGGAAACCGGCCTGTGCGGCTGCATCGAACCCGGACTCGGACATCCAGTTGAGCATACGCATCTCGGACTCGATGGCTGCTCGCTGGGCTACATCCTGCGTAAGACCAAGGTCTTTACGGGTTGCGTTCAATGCGGCTTGAATGGCAGAACCACTCACTCGCTCGCCTTCAAACGCTGCCTTGGCGATACGACGCTGAACCTTGAAGTAGGTTTCAGCCTTAGCGCCAGCGACGGTAAGAACGTCTGGACGCATCATCCCGCCAACACCGAAGATTGCAAGACCAGCACCGTAACCCCAATCACCGCCATTGACGGCACTCCAAGTTCCGATAGCACCGCCAGCAGCAACGGTAGTCCAGCCAGAGGTCAACTGGGCTGGCTGTAATGCGATAAGACGACGGAGAGACCATTTGCCCAAGGCTCGCTCCTTGCCTCCTTCAGCCATAAACTCACCCACCTTGCGTACACCCTTGCCTAGAACTTCTCCTGGTGCGCCAATGATATAGTTGCCGATGAAACCACTGATGATGCGATTAGGGCCGGTTGCACCGGGCATAGCCTTCTTAACTTCGGCTGCGTGGATGGCAGCGTCAGCGTTCAACTTGTTGATGCGGGTGACCATATCATCCGACAGACCAGATGTGTTGATCGTGGTGCGAATCTTCTCGGATGCCTTCTTGCCAGCATTGGTGAGCATATCCTCCCCGGACTGGGAAAGGCTGATGAGCATAGCCTCCTCTTCCGTGAGGGTGCGACCAGTGGAACGGTACACGTCATCAATGACCTTTTGGATGCTATCCTTCGGGATGGTCTTGTTGATGTTCTTTACTTCCGTGAGGATTGCCTTGCCCTCTTGGACAAGAGCAGCTCCACGGGCTGTGATTTCAGCGGGAATGGTAGCCTTGCCAGCGAACCCCAAAGCCTTGCCAAGCATCCCTGCGCCACCAGCGACAAGGGTGATTGGGTCGTAAATCATTGAAGCCTGTTCTGCCAGCCTTTCGTCACCATATGCGGTGCGAGCCTCCTTAGCCCGGTTGGGCATACCAAGGGCATCATAGGCACGAGCCACGACATTATCGTGACTGCCAGTCACATTGCGGTAGTTGCTCGACCAGGTCTTGATGGCTGTGTCGATCTCTTCGTCGCTCCTGTTCTCCCAGAAGTCATCCGAAAAAGCACCGACGGCTGCCTTGACAGCGGAGATGCCAGCACCAGCGACCTTCGTCTGACCAGTGTATCTGTCGCCAAGAGCCTCATTGATGAACAGGAACGAGTTGGGGTCTACGGAGTCGCTGACGAAATGCTTAAAGTTAACCGTGGACTGGAGAACGCCAGAGCCAAACGATGCAAGTTTCTCAAATGGCTTGCCAGGAATGAAAGCACCATCCTCACGGAGAGCCTGGAGTTCTGCGATTGCTGAAAGGAACTCTTGGTTGCTTGGCTGTCCCGCATCCGTGTAAGCATCCAATGTCTTCATCAGAGCCAAGGAATTGCCCATACGCTGGACTTCCTTGAGGCGTTCAATCGGACGACGGGTCGCAGCGGAAGCACGTACAATGACCTGTTGTGCTTTCTCACGCAGTGCCGGATCGTTGCGGTACTTCTGGGATAGGTACTCGTCAGCACCGCTGAACGGGTTTACCGCATCAACGAACCCTGCAATAGCCTCAACACCGTCCTGCACGAATACGGCAGCGGCATTGAAGCCGTCACCCATAATGGAGGTACTCTGAGTGGAATGGAAACGGGCAGCTGCCTTGAAAGCGTCACGCTGTTCTTGGATGGATAGACCCTGTAGGTAGTCCGGCCCTTGCTGGGAGACGACACGACCAACCTCAAGTTGATTGTCCACCGGGGCGATGGACTTGCGGATACGCGCCACAAGGCTTGTGCCGATTGACCGCTTCTGTTCCGCATATCCAGGCTGAGTAAGTTCAGCGATAACCTCTGAGGCTACGGCAGATGGAACTTTATTATTAGGGTCGATAACGAAATCCTGCAACTCGCTGTCGCTCATACCAAAAGCCTTCGGATGGCGAACACCCTTAAGCATAGCCTCTTCCATCTTCAACTTGGAGAACGGAAGCAACTTGTTGGCTACGATCTGGGCATTGTGTTCAGACTCCGGGACTTTGACCTTAAGCACACCCCAGGCAGCGTCATTGACTTGCTTGGTTCGCTCATCAGAGTTTGCGGACAGTTGCGTGGCAGGGATGCCAAAGATAGCCATTGAGGTATCATTGTTGTAGATGCCTACGCTGGCTGCTTTATCCCAAAGCCAAGAGTTCATATCACGAACACGGGTAATCTTGGTCACCTCGTATTCGGGACTGCCTGGGATGTTCTCCGGCAACTCAGCGCCCTTGCCCATCCAGTTTCCCTTCTCGTCCCTATACAACCACGGTTGGGTCGATAGATCGATTACGGGTGCTTCTGGTTGAGCGGTTGTTGTGGGTGCAGTGAGTGCGGGTGTTTCTTCAGCCATTATGGTTATTTCTTGGATGCTTCTACCTTGCGTTCGGCTTCAGCCTTTGCGGCCTTGAACTTATCACGTTGAGCCTGTGCGTCACCTCTCAATTTCTTGGCAAGTTCAGTGTTACCGCTGCTTTCTGCCTTGGCAGCCAAAGCGTCCAACTTGCCGGGTAGTTCCTCAGTCTTGATAGGAGTATTGTTGTTGGAGTCGATGCCGAAGGTGCGAATGTATCGCTCGGTCTTTTCGAGACGCTGAAGACCATCCTTATCGCCTTCACGCTCAAGGAACGAACGGGACAACTTGGCATTGAAGTTGATGCCATACGACGAAAGGCCGGCACGATACTTCTGGTCGATGAACTGAGCCAGAGCCTGTGTCTGGTCTAGGAAGAGCTGCTTATCCTTGAGCGGGTTCAGCGAGTTAATGTTCGTGATTAACTTTGCGACATACTCTCGGTCAGCGTCGGAGAAGTTACCACCAGACACGATGGCTCGACGGAAGGCAGCGACACCGAACTGGTTCATCATATCGCCAGTGATGATACCGGATTTTGCATCACGTTCAGCCGTTACGAGCATACGGTTGAAGTAGTTACGGACAGCACCTTCATCCGTGCTTTCAACCAGATCGTTCAACTGTTGGAGGAACGACTGAGCCTCAATATAGCCAGTGATTTCGTCTTGAACCTTGGCTTGAATAGAAGGGCTGATGGACTTGACGGTTGGATTGTCACGCAAGTCGAATTGCAACTGTTTAGCGCCTTCGTGGTAGATGCCACCGCTCCACTCTGCCGGGTAGTCAATGAGCAGTTGCTTGATTTCTTCCTTAACCTCTTTCTTAATCTTATAAGCCTCGTAACCAGGCATACGACCTGGAATAACGCCAGCACCCTCAATCTTTGTATCAACCTTGTTCGCCCAGGTTCCGGGCTTAGAGGTGATGTTAGGAGTATAAACAGCACCCTGCTGGATTGGTTGACCCCATCGTGCGTTGAACTCTTCTTCCTTCATCTTGCCTTCCTTGACGGCTCTTGCGTCGGCATCCTTTGCCAACTGAAGTTGAGCCTCAGACCGAGTCTCTCCGGCAGCAGCTCGACCTTCGGCGGCAGTCGTTGTGGCAGACTTGATACGCTCATTCACTGAGTTCATATTGGAGGTATGAATTGCGTCCAGGTTCTCAGTCTCGACCTTGAATGTATTGTCGATGGACTTGATGAACTCTGGTGTGAGAGCGCCAGCATCACGCGCCCGTTGGAGTCTCAACGAACGACTTGCGGAAAGGGAGTCCTTCTTGCGGTTATAATCGGTCAGCAGACGACCACGTTCTGCTTCAGCGATCTGGATAATCTCAACGGTGTTCTTCTGTGTCGGGATCGGCACTGTTACCAAAACCCCAGTAGACGGCTGGACAGCAGGAGCAGGGGCAGGGGCTACTGGCTTAACGCCTTCACCAGAGGCTGCGTTCAACTGGGTGGCTAACGGCTTGCCAGCGTTGTAGCGGTTAACGTCATAGCCAGAAGGCATAGACGGCTTGATGTCGCTCAGTTTGATTCCACCATTTTGGTCGGCAGGAACGATTTGACCTTGCGGTTGCTGACCA